TTAACGCCGCTTTCAACCCTAACGTGGTCCGTCGAAGGCTCTACCATCCCCCTAAGGGGTAGTAGGTCTAGGACAACCAGACGTAAGAGTCTGGGCAAGCGTTCGGCGAGGAGAGTATGCATTAACGGGGAAGGCTCCGGTCCGTAATCCTTTTCATCCCGTTCAACGCTGAAAGTTAGTTCAACGAAAACGCCCCCATACAAGGAATGGAAGTGTTTGCCTTCCGAAAAGGCAGCACCACATTGCTTCGCAAGTGACTCATAGCGCTCAATGACCCCCAAGGGCCAGACAGCAGCTAAGTCGTCACCGCAAATAACAAATGGGCACCTAACCGAACGACAGAACGGAAGCTTATGGTACTCCCTTATGGCCTCTGTACACCAGAACAGCTGTGTCAAACACAGTATGCTCCAGGTCAGGGGTAACCCCATAAGGATACCACAAGTCTGCTGAACGATCTCACCATCCGGGTATCGGACAAGAGCATCGCCCACAGAAAGGCGAGCTGCATTGTCCAGCCAAGATGGCCAGACCCCCGCATCAATCAGTCCCTCGAGGATGGCAATTGCCAACTCACGGGGGATCCGATCAGACGCGGCCTTGAGATCAGCAGAAAGGATACGGCTGAAGGGTCCGCTACAGCTGCCGATATTCTCAATACCGACCTTAGTCTCCGCAAGGAGTACCGGTCGAATACTGGGATCACGGCGGATGCCACGGAACAGGTGTACTCTGGCAACATTGCAGAGAGACACCAGACAAGCTGGTGACTTCGTTACAATCCGACATTTCCACCCACGCTCCGGGACGACCTCCACGCCATGGAGGACGTTTTCTAGAGATGAGAGTTCGGTTAACAAACGTTCCCTTAGGTTCGTTTGGGATTTAACGTAGTCCCATTCCATAAGCATCACTGTGGCAGGCCTTTCTGGCTCATCCACTGGTGGGGAGGTTGTCATCCATTCGGATAACACACCTGAGAGACCCCCATTACGCCGGGATCTCTCGAGGCATGCTGAAGAGGACATACCAATCTCCACGACAGGACCACGGCGACGACAAAATCGCCGGGCCCACCGTGAAGAAAAGGTACGGGCCCTTTCCGCCAATCCAGGCGGGAGGGACACCTTGGCTGTCAAGTTCTTCCTATGCTCCAAAAGCGCCAGGTCGCGCACTTTTGTGTCACCTCGCGGCAGCGACCTACCTAGGTAGGCCAACTGCAACCAAGAAGCATTGTCGGAACAAAACCAGCCAAACCACTTCAACCATGGTTGAGGTCGGGCA